CCCTATAAGCTGAAGGTCTAAAGAACCGCCTGCAGGGCGGCTGCGGCACAGCTGACATAGAATTTAGTGGGCGGTATGGGCTTTTCTTCTCATCCACCGATAAGGCTACGCAGATGGCAGCATTAGATACAGATCTACCCTTTTATGGCGAACCAGCACCACGGCGGAGGCTGTAATATTCGGATTTTATGAGAGGGCTGCGCGCCGATCCGCGCGGCAGCAGTCCCGCAGCGAGGTAAAAAACCGGCAAAATTCCGAACTATTGCAAGAGAAGATACCAGAAGGTCCGGAGGGAGCAGCGCAGCAGCTGCCCCTCTTTTTATAGGCAATTTCTAATTAGAATTATGCAGATAATTCGGATTAGACACAAGAGCCACCGAAGCACTTCTTGTGCATACCCCCGGCCCCTATTTCGGGAAAAATATTTTTTCGCTTCGGTTTTCGGTATAGGTGTGGGCGCAGCTCCCACGAAGAGCAAAATTTTTTTTGAAAGACGGACAAAGTAGGACAAACTGCCCGACAGATTTTTTAAATATGGATGGAGGGACAACCTCCGCCAGATTTTTATGAATGGAGATGTTTACATTGTCCGAGAAGATAACTATCAGACTGTCAGCTGCAGAGCTTGCCCATATCCGGGAGCAGGCCGTCGCTACCAACCAGACAGTAAGCGCATATCTGCGCAGCCTTATAAAGAAAGATATGGAGGTACAAGAGCAATGAGCAGTCTAACCAATCTGCAGGACGGCAGCAGCCTGTCTGTGATGCTGGACCGGTTTGCAAAGTAGTTTATGGCCCAATATTTCATGCAGCAGGATCGCGAGAAGCTGCGCAAAGAGATCTTGGAAGAGTGCGCACGGATGATAGAGCAGCGGGTAAACATCCAGGTAGATACGAACGCGCTGCCGAAGATCCGCGAGCTAAACGATGCCATAAAAAATTTAGGGAGGACCTAACCATGAGAACAGTACCAAACCAGAAGGTAATAACAGTACACAAAGAGCCATGCGATAAGCAGCACTACTACGCAGCTATCAACCTGGATGCCATGCGCGCAGCCTCCGCCGACCTCACAGCTGGGGCTTTTCGGCTGTGGATCTACTACGCCAGCAATTAGGACGGGTACACCTTCGCCGCAGGCAAGCAGGCTGTATTTGATGCTATGGGAATGAAAAAGGATGCCTATGACCGGGCGCAGCTGGAACTAATAGAGAGGGGGTATTTAACCCCCACCGGCGGCAATAAGTACAGCTTTAGAGAGAAGCCTGTAGAGGGTGAAACCATCCACCCGGCGGAGGTTATCACATCCACCACGAAGTAGGAGATGCCTACCAGAAATACTACAGAACATAACACTAACAGTACAAATACAATTTTACCTGTTATCAGCATGAAGCAGCTAATTGCTCTTGAGGTAGAGGGGTATGTGATAGAGGGGGATATAATAACCTTCTCTACAGGCAAGAAATACAGACTAATAAAATAAGCCCATCAGGAGGCCATCTGATGGGCTTTTGCACTTGAGAGAGGGAGAAAGTCCACCGGCAGCGCAGAGCGCGCCACAGGGCCTTCTACAGCCTTTATTTGATACCCTTGCTCTTGGCTTCGGCAGCAAGGCGAGCTTCTACCGCAGTCTTGAGGGCCAGGGCGGAGGGCTTGAGCTTGTAGTCCCGATCCGGAGCCATGCCGCAGAAGGTGCGGGCAGCTGGATTTTCATACAGGAAGTAGCTCTTGCGTACCATGAAGCTAAATTCATGGTTATCAGCGGTCCGCACAGCCTTCGACAGATCCCACTTGTGCAGCCAATCGGGATTATTATCCTGCAGCCATGCCCGCACACCGTCGACTGTGAAGTGCTGTGTAGCTGTATTACGAGCGGGATTGATGCGCATGGGCTTCATCACGGGCTTATAGTCATCATAGCACCCCAGGGCCATAGCGGCCCTGTATGCCTTGTTTACTGCGCTATTCTCAACAAACAGCTCTTGAAAGAAGCGCGGTCCGAAAATGAAAGTCTTGCTATCATCGTCAATTACAAAATACTTGCTCACCTTGTTCACGATGCCACCCCCATAAGAAGATTTTTGTGCATACGAGTATAGCATAAAGATAAAGATGCATCAATCTTCTTTTAGAGGCCAATCCTTTACGCCCATGCGCATCAGCACCGCATTCTTCACATATTCTGCAGTTTTTTCTCCCGCTGCTTTTGCTACCGCATCGAGGATCGGCTTCGCTGCCTTGGGTATCACTACTTCAATTCTGGCATACTTTTCTTTTGCGAAGTCCGCTTTGTACTGGTTAGTCGGCTGCGCCATTCTTCACACCTCCGCCGGTGGGGCTGTATTAGGTGAAGCACCTCCCCCACCCTTAACATAAGGATATCACAAAGTCAAGCATATGTCAACCGGTAGATGCCTCAAAAAATATTTATTTTTCTTGCAAAAAGGTGTTGACATCTACCGGTAGATGTGATATACTTTAATCACGGTGAAGGGAGAGCACCGGGAGGGCCTGAAGAGCATCAGGCGGAGACGCGAGCTTGCATAACGCAGTTGGGTGAATGTCGAAAGAAGGAGTAGACCTACAGTCCCTGAAGCAAGACGCCCACCCGGTAGCCCCGAAGCCTATAAGAAAGAAGGAGGTAGCGACCATGAAGTACAATCTGAAGGCGATCATGCTCCGGGCTTGGAAGAACTACCGCAAGGGCGGCATTAGCTTCGCCGAAGCCCTCCACCGGGCTTGGATCTCCGCGAAGGCCGAACCGGTAAACGCGCAGCGCATCGAGGCAGCAAAGGCGGAGGCGGGTATCACCGAAGAAACCAACACTTGGGCAGGCTGGCGGGAGCTGGGGCGCGAGGTGCTGCACGGCAGCAAGGCCCTCTTCGGTGCGGATCTTATCTGGGGCAGCCGAGGGGACAATCAGGTATACCGGGCGAGGTTTTTCGGTATCAGCCAGACCGCAGAGATAGCATAAAAGCCCCGAACGCTAACGACTGGACACCGGCAGCGAACGAGGCCAGGAACCCCCGGAGGGGCGAGCAAAGTATAAACCGCTCACCCCTCCGCCGTCAACAAAGATATGGAGGTATAAATCATGAATACGCAGCAGATCAAAGAAGCCCTTACCATCACCGATGAGAATATCACAGAACTTAAAGAGATCTACGAAGAGCGTCTTGCAGACTGGGGCAAGATCTATGATATCATCCTCGCGAGCTTTGACAACTTTGACAGCACCAACGAAGGGGACAGCATCCGAAACCGCCCGCTGTATGAGAAGCTGGTGTGGCTCACCCGCTTCGCGCTCTTGAATGGCTATGTAGCCGCGCTGCGGGATGTGCAGGAGGCGCAGCAGCACGGGCTTGAGCGGGAATAAGGATATCCCTTTACAGGCCGGTTTCCCGGCCTGTTTGCTTGCTTGGAATAAAGATAAACATTGACATAAAGATACACAAGTAGTATAATATGCACAAGAAGTATCAGAAGCTTCTATTACATCAGAAGGGAGAGAAGTACCAGATGCAGCAGAGCAAAGAGGCGCGCGCCGCAGCGGCAGCATATGCGCGGAAGTGGCGCAGAAAGAACCCCGAAAAGTGCAGAGAGGCCCGCTTGCGGTACTGGGAGAAGAAAGCGGCGGAGAGCAAGCCTGTAGAAGAAGGTGCAAAGAATGAACAAGCAGCAGCAGCCGTTTGAATACAGGATAGAGCAGCACATCGCAGTCTTGAGCGAGAGCAGCGGTGGCTATACCTTGGAGCTGAACCGGGTAGCATATCGCGGATATCCCGCCAAGCTGGACTTGCGCAAGTGGCACAACGGGCAACCGATGAAGGGTATCACGCTCACCGAAGAAGAAGCCAGGGAGCTATACGAAGCATTAGCTGATGCATTAGGGAGGTAAGTACATGGCAAAACTGCTTGAAAAGAATGCTGCAGAACTGGCAGCAGCTCTTGTTTCTATCTCCGGTCCTATCAAGAATTTTCTGCAGGACGATGCCTTCATGAAGGTATTTAGAGAACGCACCAAGGATGGGGTGCGCAAGCGCACGACGGATGTGCTGGCGGTTTATTCCGATCTTGTTCCGCTGCTGCTTGGGGAGAAGCACCTACCGGATGTGCTGCAGATCCTTGCAGTAGTAGAGGGCGAGGATGTGAAAGCTATGCTCACTAAAAATGGGGTGGAAGTGCTGCAAGATGCACTCATTGCATGGCAAACACAGATCGCGCCTTTTTTTACACAGCTCGGTCTGTCGGTATAAATAAGGTTGTGGTATCCCTTGCCACCTATCCGCAGCTTGAGTGGAGAGGGAGGCAAGCTATCCTTATAGCCGAGGCCGAGCAAGAAGCCCTCCGCCTGTATGGGATGGATCTTCTGTGGCTGCTTGTGCGCGCAAAGTACGAGGGGGAATTTCCCCAGCCATCTAAGCTCATAGAGCGCAGAACAAAGCCCAAAGGCCCGCAGACGGCGGAGGAAATTAAACAATACATAGTAGACAGACTACTCGCAATCCCGGACGATACAGTCATTCGCACCGCTGGCGGAGGTGATCAAAATTGGACTTAATGACCCTGATGGCGCATATCACGCTTGATACATCCGAGTATGAGAAGGCATTAGATGATGCGCAGAAAGAAGCGGCAAGGCTAAACATACAGGAGGACTACAGCCTGGGGCTTGACAATTCCGACTTTATGTCAAACATAAGCGAAGCTGCAGCAGAGGCCGATAGCTTTACAGGCCCGGAGGATCAATCATTAGCTCTTGATACTTCGGAATTTACCGAAGGCATTGAGAATGCGGAAGGCGAGGCCGAAGCATTTCAAGGAAATCTGGATGCAGTATGGGAAGGGATCAAGAGCGGGCTAAAGGTGGCAGGAGTGGGTGCTGCCATCGCCGCACTAATGAACCAGCTGGCGGAATGTGTAAACCTTGCCTCACAGCTGGGGGATAATGTAGATAAAGGATCTAAGCGGCTCAATATCTCTGCAGAAGCCTATCAGGAATGGGGGCATGTTCTCAACCAGAGCGGAGCTAATATCAATGACTTGCAGCGCGGCATTCTTGCCATCAATAAATTGCTGGGCGGCGGAGAGGTGGCGAAGGCTGCAGCGGATGCTTTTAATACGCTTGGTGTTAGCACCACGAATGCAGCGGGCGGGCTAAAGACCACCGAGGAGTATTTGGCCGATACGATCAATGCGCTCGCTGACTTTGAAGGAACCAGCGAAGAGCGCGGCGCGCTGGTTGAGGCCATCTTTGGGCGCAACGGGAACCAGCTCAACGCCATGCTGGATGAAGGATCGAGCGGTATAGCCAAGCTCACTAAAGAAGCCCATGACCTGGGCCTTGTAATGACAAATGAAGAGGTTGCCAATTCGGTAGCATATGGGGATGCGGTAGCGAATGTGCAAGCCTCTATGGATGCCCTCAAAACCTCCATTACTACGGAGATCCTGCCCGGGCTGACTGATGTGATGAATACCACAGCCAAGATCATAGCCTTCTTTAACTGGCGCAATGGGGACACATCCCTTGAGCAGCAGTTTAAAAGCATTGATGAAGGATCTATGGACGCTCTTGCATCTGTAAATGCTACGGAAAGTGTAGCAATGCAGCTGGCGGACAAGCTTATAGCAATGGGCGATGCCTCTAAGCTCACAGCAGAGCAGCAAGAGAAATGGAAGGGCATAGCGAACGAGCTGATCGGGATCGTACCCACCTTATCAGGCGTAATCGACACCGATACAGGATCTATCAGCGGGAACACCGGAGCCATACAAGAGAACATCAAAGAATGGGCGAACCTCACCCGCGCCCGCGCGCTGGCGGAGGCGAAGCAGGAAAAGCAGAAAGCCCTCATTGATGCCAATCGGGAGGCCATAGATGCACAGGTAGCTATGACCGTCAAAGAAGCGGAAGCCGAGACTGCCCGCGCAGAAGCAATCGAGGCCGTTAACAATGTGCTGGACAAGCATAACATGTCAGACCGCCGACTTGGTGCGGATGCCTCCGCTGCAGATATTGCACAGCTGCGTAGTGATATCGGCTTCGGACGGAACACCACCGAGCTGCAGAAAGAGCTTGCAGCTGCAGAAGAGATCTACGGCGCGCACCGCAGAGAGCTGGAAGGAATGCAGCGGGACTTTGCCGAGCTGCAGGAGCAGCTTGCGCAGGCCCAGGCCGACTATGATGCATGGGAAGATGCAGCCGAAAAGCTCTTCGGCACAGCCTCAAGCAGCGCGGAAGAGGCGGAGGGCAAAGTAGGCGAAGTGGGGACCGCTATAAACGACCTACCGGAGCGCAAGACCATCACTATTGATGTTTTGGCGAGATATCCGAAGCTGAACCTCCCCGGACTGACATTCACCCCCCACAAATCAGGAGCTTGGGATATCCCATATGATGACTATCCTGCGCTCTTGCATAAGGACGAAATGGTACTCACCGCAGCGCAGGCGAAAGAGTACCGGCACGACCGCGGCGGGATGTCTGACCAACACCTTTCAAGCATCATTGATGCTATGCAGGATATGCAATATGCCATTTCCAACATGAAGCTTTTTGTGGGCAGCAAAGAGTTTGCACGAGTGGTGGGAGAGGTAGCAGACACAACCATGTATAGACGAATTAACAATATAGAGAACTCATATGCCAGGGGCTACGGTACATAATGGGGAGGCAAAAAACATGTATTGCTGGGAATGGATAATTCTAATGATCGTATTTGGCCTTGTAAGCACATTAGAAGCGGTGATCATCATCTCCGCACATGCTGCAGCCAAGGTACAGATAGAAACCGCCCGGAGGGGTAAGAATGAAAGTAATCAGCAACAAGCGCATGGTCCTTTCAGAGCTTGATAAAACCTGTAAAGCAGCTCTTGAAGTCTGTGGTGGTAAAGCTGAAAGTCATGCAAAGCGATACTGCCCGGTAGATACTGGGGCCTTGCGAAACAGCATCACGCACGAGGCGGAGGGGGACCGCAGCGTAGTCATAGGCAGCGAAACCAGCTATGCCCCGTATGTTGAGCTTGGACACCACCAGCAGCCAGGACGATATGTCCCCGCCATTAAAAAAAGGCTGGTTGCTTCTTTTGTCCAGGGCAAGCCGTACCTCCGCCCCGCGCTTGAAAACCATGAAGCCGAGTACAAAGAGACTATAGAAACTTTCTTTAAAGGGGAGACCGAAGATGATGACATTGCATGAAGTTGTGGAGATGATGTATATGCCCGTCCAACCGGCAAAAACCGACCTTGCAGCTCGCTTTGCTGCATGGCTGATGGATGACAGCAGCATCGAGGCCAAGGGCGGCATACCGGCTATCCTGCCTATAGATGATGATGTGCGCAGCCTGCTCAATACTTTAGAAGGTGTGTGCAATGGGTAAGAGCAGCCAACGCAAGGGCGCAGATGGAGAGCGGGAGCTTGCAGCAATCCTACGGGCGGAGGGCTACGAAGTAGAGCGCGGGCAAAGCATGAGCTACGGAGAAGTCCCCGACTTGAGCGGTTTAGAGGGCGTACACATCGAATGCAAGAGGCAGGAGCATTTGAGCATTAGCGAAGCTATGAAGCAGGCCACGAGGGATGCGCTGCGCTTCGGTGATGGAGATCCTGCAGTTTTCCACCGGCGCAACCGCTCCCCCTGGATCGTTTCCATGCCCCTAACTGCATGGCTAAAGCTCTATAAGGCCGTTTATCCCGCGCAAAACCGCGCAGAACCGCGCCCACAGGATGGAGGTGTAGAAGAATGACCCCTAAACAGCAGAGGGCTTTGCAGGCCCTTCTAACGCAGCCCACGAAGGCGGAGGCTGCAGCTGCTGCAGGCATAGATGCTTCTACCCTCCGCCGGTATCTGCAGGACAGCGACTTCGTAGCAGCCTATAAGGAAGCGGTGCGCGGCATGGTAGAGGATGCCACCCGGCAGGCACAGCAGGCACTAAACCCGGCAATATCTACGCTGCGGGAGATCGCGACCGATAGCGAAGCTGGGGACATGGCGCGGATCTCCGCCAGCCGCAGCCTACTTGAGTTCGGGCTGCGGTTAACCGAGATAACCGATATCATTAGCGAGCTGGGGGAGGGCGCGGTATAAGTGTACTATGACAGCCTCCGCCGTAAGGTGCGCGCAGCTGTAGCCGCTAAAGAAGAGGCGGGCGAGCCGGTATCAATCACAGAGAAGATAGCACCATGCTATCTACCGCTGCATGAGGATATCACAGCGGGCAATCATGAGGTTTATTATCTCCCTGGCGGACGCGGCAGCTGCAAGAGTAGCTTTATATCTCTTGAAATCCCCGATGGGATGATGAAAGACCCAACCGCCAACGGAATAGTATTCCGAAGGGTAGCCGGGACAATGCGAGACAGCGTATTCTCACAAATCCAATGGGCTATTGATGCACTTGGAGTATCGCACCTTTGGCGCGGCAATGTTAGCCCGATGCAGTACACCTACCTTCCTACAGGCCAGCAGATCCTCTTTAGGGGACTGGATGACCCGCTCAAGCTGAAATCAGTAAAGCCCCGGCGCGGCTCATTTAAATATATTTGGTTTGAAGAGTACGCAGAGCTACCAGGCGCGAACACAGTTAGATCTGTGCTGCAGTCTGTAGCGCGAGGCGGGCAGGACTTTAAAGTCTTCGCCAGCTTCAACCCGCCGCAGAGCATCAATAACTGGGCAAATCAGCGAGTGCTTGAGCCTAACCCGCGCGCGGTAGTGTTTCGGACCGACTACCGGATGATACCCAAGGAATGGCTTGGAGATACTTTTCTGGCGGAGGCCGAGCGGCTGCGCGCACTCAATGAGATAGCCTATAGACATGAATATCTTGGAGAGGCCACCGGCACAGGCGGAGAGGTATTTACCGCGCTGGAGATAAGAGAAATACCAGATGACGAGGTAGATCTAACCAGCGACTATGTGCATGGCGGAATTGACTTCGGTTTCAGTATTGACCCTTGCGTATGTATCCTGTGCAGCTACGACAGAAAGCACGAGGAAATTAAACTGCTGGCGGAGATCTACAAGCGCGGCCTGTCCAATAAGCAGTTAGCGGAAGAGATAATGCAGATGGAGTACCACAAAACCCACAGCACCTATCAAAGCCCCTTTGGCGGAGGTGTAGTGGATGTCGAGCGCGTCTTTATCGCGGATGCTGCAGAACCGAAGAGCATCGCGGACCTCAACAGCTGCGGCCTTCGCTGTATCCCTTGCTCAAAGTGGCCTGGATCTGTGCTGTATGGTATCAAATGGCTGCAGCACCGGCGCATCGTCATAGATCCGAAGCGAACCCCGAACGCATACAGGGAATTTACCAGCTACGAATACACACAGACCAAGGACGGAGAATTTTTAGCAGATGTACCGGATCGAAACAATCATTGCATTGACGGGCTGCGCTACGCATTAGACCAACAGATACGGCAATCGCGCAATTCAGCATGAGAAGGGAGGTGTACCAGAATGGCATACATGTGCATCAGATGCGACTATTGCGGTGGCAAATGGGAGATCTACCACCGCGACAACCTCACCGACAAGCGAGCGAGGACATGCCCCCATTGCGGCAGCAGCATAGACGGGCAGCTGTGGGAGCATAAGGTTTTACCCACTTTTGAGGCCGTAGAAGAGGCTAACAAAGCTCTAATGGCAGACCACGCAAACTATCACAGCCCACTTTTCCAAATCGACTTTATCCCCGATGCTATTTTTGCTGATAGATGGAGGTGCAAAGATAATGGATAACAAGAAAATGCTTTACCCGCTGCTGCTCACTCTTGGCGAACTGCAGGAACTGAAAGAGCTGGTTGCGAGCAATACCAACGCCATCAAAGGAAAGGTAAACAATCTTTATGAAATGGCTGCAGCCCAGGCCCGCGCTGATGCTTTTGAGCAGGAATATAAGCAAATGACTACTGCTTTTCCTGATGCAGAAGTTTACGAACTGGACTAATCAGCCTGTAGAGAGAGGGCTTGCTTCGGCAAGTCCTTTTCTTTTTGCATTAGATGCACAAGAAGTGATAGAAGTGCTTGACGCGCTCTTGTGTTTGTGTTAACATAAACATAAACATAAAGAGAAGGGAGCGCAAAGCAATGAACGAACTAATCACCACGACCAGCAGCCTGCAGGCGCAGACCTTCGGCAGCGACCTCTTCAGCCGCTTCATTGACTATACATCAGTCAAGGATACCACGATGAAGGGGTACTTGACCTATATCCGGGCCTTTGTGCGCTGGATGCAGCAGCAGCACATACAGCAGCCCACCCGCGAGGATATCAAAGCCTATAAGGAATATCTGGACAGCAGCGAGCTTGCTACCAGCACAAGAGCGCAGTATCTGCGGGCTGTGCGCCACTTCTTCAAGTGGACAGCGGCGGAGGGACTGTATCCAAACATCGCCGACCATATCAAGGGCGCGAAGGTGCGCCACGACCACCACAAGAAAGATGCGCTTGGGCGGGAGGATGTGCCAGCCATCGCAGCAACCATAGACCGCAGCGATGAAACCGGCAAGAGGTTGTATGCCATCTACATGCTGTGCATCACAGCAGGACTGCGCACGGTGGAAGTATCCCGCGCCAATATCGAGGATGTAAAGGTAAAGGGCGGCAAGTCCTACCTGTGGGTATGGGGCAAGGGCCACGATGAACCGGATGCCCCGGTGCTGCTCGTCCCCGAAGTGAAGAGCGCGCTGCAGGAGTATCTAAACAGCCGCACCGACAAGCCCACCGCAAAAAGCCCGCTCTTTGTATCCACATCCAACCGCAGCAGGGGCAAGAGGATCGCGCCCACGACCATCAGCGCGCAGCTGAAAGCTATGATGAGGGCAGCGGGCTACGACAGCAACCGCCTAACCGCGCACAGCCTCCGCCACACCAGCGGAACCGGCGCATATCAGGCTACCCACAGTCTGTATCTTGCGCAGCAGCACCAGCGACATGTAGATCCTGCCACAACGGAGATCTATGTACACGATGACGAACGCGAGCAGCGCAACACAGAGCAAGCCGTATACAACTACTACTTTTCCCCGGATGCGCAGACAGATCCCACGGCGGAGGCTGTACAGATCCTTCACAGCCTCACCCCGGAGAAGCAGCAGGCAGCTCTTTCAATGCTCCGGGCAATGCGCTAATCGAGGTTAGAAGTATAATTCTAATTAGGATGGAGGCGAGCAAAACGACCGCCAATTATAACCCGTTCTACCGGGATGCCTACGAATTTCACAAAAGGTGGATGCCTTGCCCCCACGATGACGATGAATGGATGCAGGCAGCTGCAGAACTGGGGAAAGTCTCCTGCAAGTACAACAACCACCCATTTATGATGGATCTGCTCAATGCCGTTTACAGCGACCTTGAGCGAGCCTATAAAGAATATATCAGGGGGGAGTGATGTAAAATGCGAGTAATTGCGGTAGCCAATCAGAAGGGCGGCACGGGCAAGACTACGACCGCATGGGCGATCATCACCGGCGCAGCTGCCAGAGGGCGGAGGGTGCTTGCGGTGGATGCAGATCCACAGGGCAGTCTTACCTACATCATGGGAGCGGATGCCAACCGGCCGGGCGTATTTGACTGGATGAAGGGCAAGCCGCCTGCAGTCCAGCATACCCCACAGGGGGACATTATCCCCGGCAGCTTGGCTCTTGCTACCATCGACCGCAGCACGAACAGTAGACAGCTGCAGCGAGCAGTAGCACAGCTGAAAAACTTCGACCTTGTGGTGATCGACAGCAGCCCCGGCCTTGGCGCGCTGATGATGAACACATTAGCAGCCGCTACGGATGTGCTTGTCCCTCTACAGGCCGATATCTTGAGCCTGCAGGGGCTGTACCAGCTGCATCAGACGATAGACCAGGTGCGCGTAGCACTAAACCCTTCGCTCACAGTTTGCGGTGTAGTGCTGACCCGATTTTCCGGTCGTTCTATCGTATCACGGAACATGGCGGAGGCCATCGGAAAGCGATGTGCGGACCTCCGCCTGCCGTACATAGCTACGCCTATAAGAGAAGGTGTAGCCATAAAAGAGGCGCAGCTAATGCACCAAAGCATCTATGACTACTCACCACGCAGCAACCCGGTACGGGACTATAATTCCCTACTGGATGCAATAAACATCTAAAACGGAGGGCAAACACAATGGCAAAGAAGGACTTTACACAGCAGGCGCAGCAGGCCGCGCCGGTATATGATGCGCTCATCAATACCACAGAAGTACAAGATACACAAGATGAACTTCGCACACAAGGGCGCGCCGGTATGAAGCTCCCCCGCATCAATCTCGCATTCTCCCCGACCAACTACGAATTTATTAAGATCATGGCTGCGCTGCATGGGCAGAACCTCACGCAGTATGTGAACGACCTAATCAATGCCGAGCGCGAGCGCAGCAGCGAAGCCTTCAACAAGGCCAAGGAGCTGCGCGACAGCCTGTAAAATAAGAGGTGTATCAATGGACTATGAACAAATGCCCCCGGAGGCAAGGAATGATATGGGCGCGTTTATGGAAGATCTGCGGCAGCGGGTAGGCGAGAAAGCCTTTATGGAGTTTATAGAGATATCCCGCAAACTTGCAGCTGTCAATAATGAGTATGGGCGCGATCCTCAACAAGAAGAACCTCCGCCCGGAGATGACGATACTACCGCTATGCTTGAGGTGATGAACCTCTTCTATTCAGCCTTGAGCGAGGACCCAGTATTCCGCAATAAAGCCCCGGATGCCAGGATAGCAGATGCGGATATAAAAGCTGCAGCTGACCGCACAATCACCCGCCTACAGGCGGAGGGTAAAATCACATCCGCAGAGTTAGCGACTGTGCTGCCGTCTATCACAGGCAAAAAGGTAAAGAAGATCAATTTTCCTGTAGACAAGGTAAATTCCACAATCTGGAAGCTATTGGAGCAGGATATGCACGGACAGCTTAGCATAGCTGTGGAAAGTGGCAAAGACAAAGGTAAAAAAGAGATAGATATCATTTACAGCATCGACTTCGGCGGGCTGGGGGATAATGTGCGCATCACCCGCATGTTGGAAGCATACGACAAGCGCGTATATATCGCCATCGGCGCATTGTGGGCAGCAGGCAACCAGATCATCACCACAGGCCAGATCTACTACGCCATGGGCGGCACGGGACAGCCGGCGCCTAATCAGGTGGAAAAAATAGAGAATGCAGTTTCTAAAATGTCTGGCGCGAAAATTTTTATTGATAACACACAAGAAGCAAGTGTGTACAAATACCCCAAAGTGGTATATGATGCTTCGCTGCTGCCGATGGAACGCATGACCGCAATAGTGAATGGGCAGAAGGTGGAGAGTGCGATACACTTGTTCAGAGAGCCACCGCTAATCAGCTTTGCCAGGGGCCGCAAACAGATAATGCCTATAGAGAGGCAGCTGCTCACTACTCCGCTAAACTGGACAAATCAAAATCTGCTTCTTGAGGACTATTTACTGGAAACCATTGCTCACGCGAAGCGCGGCAAACGATCGAAGAAGATGCTGTACAAGACCATCTTCGCCGAAGCACGCATAACGGAGAAAAAGCAGCGGCAGCGTACCCCGGAGAAGGTAAAGCGCATCTTGGACTACTATCAAAAGTGCGGATATATCACCGGGTACAAGGTGGAGACGGACGGCATACTATTAGACCTACAAGAGGATAAATCCGCGGCGGAGGGTGGTGGGGGAACTTCAGATAAACTGTCCCCGAACTGTAGATAAACTGTCCCCCGAACTGTAGATAAACTGTCCCCGAACTGTAGATAAACTGTCCCCCCCCTCTTTCTGGAAGCCTTGAAATATAAGGGTTGGAGGGGGGGCAAAAATTTAAAAAGTATAAAAGTACTTTTAAAAGTACTAAAACGGGCAGCTGCCGCCCGCTTGACAGCGGCGGCGAGCAGCCCCAATATTGAGATACAAGGGCAAGAAAAAACCTCCGCCGGGCTGGCTACCCTTTATAGGCGGAGGACAAGGTAGGCTTGCCCCATCAATATATCACAGATGGGAGAGATGCACAACATGACCAACGAAGAGAAGCGGCGGGAGGTGTACTACCGCTTCAAAGCAGAGCTGCAGCCGGACCGGCAGCGGAAGGGCTATATATGCCCGATCTGCGGCAACGGCAGCGGCGAAGATGGGGATGGAATAACGGAGAACCGCCGCAGCCCTAACCACTTCACATGTTGGCGCGGATGCTTCAAAAATGCAGATGCATTTGAGATAATCGCGCTGCAGCTGGGGCTTGAGCCTAACAGCGGTGAAGCAATGCGGGCAGCATATGAGCGGTATGGTATCGACAACGATATGCAACCAACACCAAAGGCGCAGGAAGTGCAAGAAGTGCAGCCTGCACAAGAAGTGCAAGAGGACTATGCCGAATACTTCAATCGGGTATCTGCAGCTATCACCACGGAACCGGCGCAGCAGTATCTATCATTTAGAGGCATAAGCACGGAGATAGCGCAGCGGTTGAAATGGGGATATGATCCCGCTTGGAGAAGTCCCGCAGCCCTCCGGGACGGGAAGAACCCGCCAGCCTCCGCCCGGTTGATCATTCCAACCAGCCGCAGCAGCTACCTTGCCCGCGCGACCTCCGCCACAGTAGAAAAGAAGTACCAGAAGATGAAAGAGGGCACGGTGCAGCTGTATAACCTCCGCAGCCTGTACAATGCCCGCGCCTGTTTTGTCGTAGAGGGCGAGGTAGATTGTGCAAGTGTGCTTGAGGTGGGCGGCGAGGCCGTAGCCCTGGGTAGTACCAGCATGGCGGACAGGTTCATAGAAGCCTGTAAAGAGAAACCGACCAGCAACCTTTTACTGATCGCGCTGGATGATGACGAAGCAGGCCAGAAGGCTACCAGCTATCTGCTGCAAGAGCTAAAGAAGCTGAATATACCAGCGGCAGAGGTAGATATCCGCTGCGGGCAAAACGACCCAAACGATGCACTAACCCACGACCGCGCAGCCTTCAAGAGAGCGGTAGAGCGGGCGGAGGCAGACCACCGACCGGGCGCGAAGATGGTAAGATCCTTCTTACAGGCAGTCCAAACAAGACAGTATGAACCAATGCCCACCGGCCTGCAGGTGCTGGATGATATCATCGGCGGAGGGTTTTTGCGGCAAACGCTTGTAATGATGGGCGCAGCCCCCGGTATGGGCAAGAGCTACTTTGCGCAGCAGCTCTTTGAAGGTATGGCGCAGCAAGGACATAATTGTCTATACTTCAATTTGGAGATGTCTGCACAGCAAATGCTTGCCCGCAGCTTCTCCCGCATTGCAAGAGTACGAGAGAATGGTAGAATGACTGCTATTGATGTGCTACAGGGGTATAAGTGGACAGACTACCAGCGCGGTATCATGGAGCGCACAGCAGACTTCTATGCGCAGAACATCGCGCCGCACATGGCGTACAACCCCGGCGGAGGGACGGCGCAGCTTGACGAGATCCTAAAGCAGATGGAGGCAGCAGCGCAGCGGGCAGTAAATGCAGGCAAAGAAGCCCCACTAATTTGTCTGGATTATTTGCACCTTTTGCGGGGAGATCCGCGCGAGGATGCGCAAACCACAGTAAAGCGCGCTGTGGATGCCTTTAAAGACTACGCGATAAAGTACCGCAGCATTGTATTTGTGATCCTTGCCTTCAACCGTGCCAGCAATAAGGACGGCAAAGTATCACAGGAGAGCGGGCGCGATTCCAGCGGGATTGAATACGGAGCAGACCTATATTTGGGGCTGAATTATGCGAAGCTGGAAACCGGCGAGGTAGATAGCGAGCTGGTGCAGAAGATCCGCGAGGATGAGAAGAACAAAGAGCAAATACCCTATAAGCTGAAGGTGCTAAAGAACCGCCTGCAGGGCGGCTGCGGCACAGCTGACATAGAATTTAGTGGGCGGTATGGGCTTTTCTTCTCATCCACCGATAAGGCTACGCAGATGGCAGCATTAGATACAGATCTACCCTTT